GTGTATTACCTAGTCTGTGTAAATTTTTTACTATAGTGTCCCAGTCACTAGGATAGCGTATGTAGTAATTTTTATCTCCAATGGCATCGATGCTAAATCCCACTTTAACTTTTTTGAACTTGCTCCATAATTCAATAATCGTATCGTCTATTAATAAACCGTTGGTATTATAACGTACAAGAATTTTATCTGCATAACCTTGACGAATAATTTCTTCAAGAAACATCTTGTGTTCTTTAATCATAAGAGGCTCGCCACCAGCAAAGTATACTTGTTTTAAGTTGGGAATTTGTGCATACATCTCTTTCCAAAAGTCCGGATTTTCATGCCACTTATTATTAAATTCTTTACGGTCCCAATGCATCTGCGATTTTAGTTCAGGTGCTTTGAATAGAGGATAAATCTTTTTATGATCTGCTACCCATTTACTACTGTCGTGGGGACTACACATAACGCACTTTAAGTTACAAGTGTGCCCAAGGCGAAGATCAAGATAGACTAATTGTTCAGGGATGGTTCCATCTTCTTGTGTTTGACGGATCAGTTCTTCTAAATCAATTCCTTCTTCGTGCCATGTTGCAGTTTCCCATATGCGTTTACTAGCAACACCTTTGCTTTCTTCATCGTAACATTTTTTACAACTTGCTGGAATTTTTCCTTCTAACATAGTTGTTCTAACATCTCGCATATACGCATTATTCCATGCACTCATTGGAGTTTCACGGCCAAAGTTAGCGGGTGAGCCTTTTTCATTTTTAACTAAACCCACAGTGTGATTTTCACCAGCACCACTAGCATTGGCGCTACAGCATAATCTCATATCGCCGTTAGGTCTAGTAGCAAAGTGTATCCAGGGCAACACGCAGAATGTACTGCTCTTAGTTAAAGTTTCTATTTGTTTCTGCCAAAATCCAATTTTGGTATCTTCAGGTTGAATCCAAAATGTTTTAAGCATATGTTACCTTAAACTCCGATGTTATAAGTTGTTTAAATTCTTCAAGCAGCTCACGTTCTAATTTAAATGATAAACTAAATTCGCTGTGTGCAAAGTCTGCTAGTTTGTATTGCTGATTTGCCCTATTTAAAAACGGACTAAAAATTTTATCAAATTTATATCTAAAATCGTTTTGTTCATATGCTGCTTCGATAGCAATGCTAACTAAATCTACTGGTTGACGACTGTTACGTAACGGTTCACGCACAACTAATTGTAGTCGTGGAATAGATCCGTAGTTAGTGGCCGCATGTATACGGCCGGCATCCATATAAGCCCACCGATTATCTCTGACACATTCGTGCATAATTTTGTTATCCAAATCAATCAAGTATGCTTGCTCACCAGTCAAGCTCAAGTGCCAACGGTTGTCTATGTCAGCATGAGCCATATAACTTTCGCCAGGCGCCAGCTTAATAATACGTGCTTGGCCAATAGACATAGGCAGTGTGTCTAATACTTGTTGCCAAATTGTACCTTTGTACAATTCTTTGATTTCCCATCTACTATAAAAAAAGTCACCAGTTGGTTCATTGAGTACAGTACCTTCTCCTGTAACTGGATGCTCTTTAAGTGCTTGTTCAATTAGTTCCAATGGGCATACCCATATTTGTTTAGTAATCATGAAATATTTATATGTTGCTATCGCTTGCTTAAATATATCATGGAACTGTATTTAAATCACGACTGGAAGCGAATTGGCATAAGCATAAGCGGCGGCGCCGATAGTGCATTACTAGCATACTTGATATGTTCAAATACAGACGCAGACATACACTTTACAAATCAAATTAGACTTTGGAAAACCCGCCCGTGGCAAGAACATGTAGCTGACACAATTATTGCTTGGTTTAAGGATCACTTTAAAAATAACTTTTATCTACATAGAAATTTAATTCCACCCGAATTAGAATGGGCCGACAAAGGGCCAACTATCGTAGATGAGTACGGAAAATTAAAAAGCGGCAATCAAATCATATTAAGATCACACAATGAGTATATTGCACATAGATACAAACTAGATGCAGTGTATGGAGGAATCAATAAAAATCCAGATATTACAATCGAAGGTTCGCTAGCTGATCGAGATACTGGACACATACCTCCTCATTTTATACACAACGGTGTTGACATTTGCCACCCATTCGTATATACTAAGAAGGATTGGATTATCAAACAATATTACGAACACAACATCAAAGACTTGTTAAATTTAACTCGTAGTTGTGAAGGCGAATTTAAAGATATAGATTATACTACATACACCACAGGGCAATATGTTCCAGTATGCGGCAACTGTTTTTGGTGCAAAGAACGAGAGTGGGCAATTGAACAATCAAAGTAAAACATTTTGCATGCATCCTTTTACAGGATTAGCTACACGTGAAGACGGAGCCGTTAAAGTCTGCTGTCGCAGCCTGCCTGTGGGCTGGATACAAGAAGAAAGTTTAGAAAATGTATGGAACGGTGAAAACATGCAGGAAGTACGAAAAAAGGTACTTAACAATGACCGCCCACTTGTATGTATGCCATGTTTTGATTTAGAAGATCAAGGCGTTGAGAGTTTACGTCAACGACACATCAAAGATTCCATTCCAGAGAGTCGTATCAATCTGTATCCCAATGCACTTGATACACTAACTGACAACTATACAATGCCGTTTGAATTTCCTACTATGGAGATTAAACTTAATAATTTGTGTAATTTACGTTGTCGTATGTGTAATCCATTAGACAGTACCAATTGGAGTGACTGGAATGAAGTTGTTCCTTTTTACAAAAAAGAAAACAACTATCTTGTGCCCACTGTGGAAAAACTAGTAAGCAAACCTGGACAGTATATTGGATCATTTGATGACACTGACAACTGGTGGACCAGTTTTGAAAAACTATTGCCACACTTTAGACGAGTAGAGTTTGCGGGCGGCGAACCACTGATGGATCCACAACATTATCGAATATTAGACATGCTCAAGCCTTATGGTAAGAACATAGAAATTAAGTATGCCACAAACGGCACAACACTGGGTATTAGCAAAGGAAGAACTATACATGACTATTGGCCTCATTTTAGAAGCGTTGCCGTTAACGTCAGCATTGACGGCATTCACGATGTTTACAATTACATTCGCGGCAACGGTAATTTTAATCAACTTGAAGAGAACATTAAAGAAATTCAATCCATACCAAATGTAAGCCGTGTAGTAGGTGCGTTTACAGCACAGGCTGGTAACATACTACAGGCCGCAGAGTGTGTTGATTACTTTATCAACAAACTGGGAATTGTGTTTTACAGCCACCGTGTTAGTTATCCTAACTGTTTATCAGCACAGGTATTACCGCAAGCATTAAAAGATATAGCAATACAAAGATTACTAGAAGTTAAATCACGAGTAGATACATTTGAATCTGTTAAGAAAAATGCATTATTAGGTAAAGTGACACATCAACAAATACAGGACAATATAAATTATTTGCAAGCAAAAGATCAAAACAAATTGTGGCAAGATTTTTTAAATTTCAATTTTGCATTAGATGCCACTCGTAATCAAAGTTTATTGGCTGTTGTTCCAGAATTTAAACTGTATGTTTAAAGTTACAAGTCGTTGGCCGCACCAGGGCAGTATTAAAGTGGAATGGAATCTCGGCAAACGCTGCAACTACGACTGTAGTTATTGCCCGGCAAGTATACACGATAATTTGAGCCCACACACCAATATAGAAATACTAAAAGCAACTGTAGACAAACTAGTAACATTAGGCAAACCTATACGACTTAGTTTTACAGGCGGCGAGCCTTGTGTGCATCCTAAGTTTGCAGAACTTATCACATATTGTAATTACAAAGGAATTAGTTGGATTAGTGTAACAACTAACGGAACATTGCCATACGAATTTTATGCTAGTTTAAATGTTGATCAATTTGTGTTTAGTCTGCACTTAGAATACGATTGGCAACGTGTTTACAACACTATGAGCAAAGTTGCTGATCGCACTAATCTTAGACTTGTAGCACAAATTATGTGCCATCACGATCATATGACTTCGGCTATGACTATTTTTGCTAGATGTCTTACAGATCATATTCCGGCAACCTTAAGGCGCATACGCTGGACCGAAGGAGATCACGATTTATTTGATGATATGCGATACCATCCAGACGATTTAAATTGGATTAAGAAACAAGAAGCAACAGTTCAAGGTAACTGTGTAATTGATGACAAGCAAATAATACACGCCAACGATGTAATAAAATTGCACTTGAACAAATATAAAGATTGGACTTGTAACGCTGGCATAGAAAGCCTAATGATTAACTGGGATGGAGATGTACATAGAGCTACTTGTAGGGTAGGTGGGTCTTTGGGGAATATTTACGAAGGCACATTTCTGCAACCTGTTGAGCCAACTAGTTGTGACAGAAACTTCTGCACTTGTGCAGCTGATATACCAGTGACAAAATATAAGATATGAAATTTATAAAAAACATTCCTATAGACCAGAAGGCATTAGATTTTATGCTTAACAATAAAGGTTCAAAACGGCCTGTGATACCGCCGGTTGATTATCAAAAAGAAGCTGCTGACATCTGGACAACTGCCGGGTATGATACTAGTCAGTTATATTGGGAATCATTTAGCAGTGATAACTTTCCGTTTAAAGTAGATATACCTTTTGAAAAAAATTGGTGGTTCAGTAAACTTTTACCGGGCAGCATATTCCCATATCATCAAGATATATACCCAGACTTAATACCTAAAAATAGATTATGGATTGCATGCCAAGACCATCAACCTGGACATGTATTTTCTTATGGCAACAGTGTATTAACTGGATACAATGCCGGTGATGTATTTGAATTTAGTGACCCGTTAGTTTGGCACGGTGCCGCAAATTGTGGGTTGACTCCTAAAATAAGTTTACAAGTAGTTATTCTTTAATATAGTATATGAAAATACACACACTTGACCCTAAAAAATATAAACGATTCTTTGCGTTTGGGTGTAGTTTTACTAACTACAAATGGCCCACATGGGCAGACATAATCGGCAAAGATATAGAACTGTACGTAAATTGGGGACAGTTAGGAGCAGGCAACTACTTTATATTTAATAGTATTATAGAGGCCGATGCCCGTTACAACTTTACTAAAGACGATTTAATAATTATTTTTTGGAGCATAAAAGAACGAGAAGACAGATATGTTGGTAACAAATGGGAGCATACTTCTCCGTATAATGTTGAGTCCAAGTATGGTAGAGAATGGGCATCTAATTATTATTTTGATAATAGAAATTATCTGATACGAGATCTTTCGTTAATTAAAGCAACACAGACCATTTTAAGCTCCAAACATTGTGACTGGGCAAATCTATCTTGGGGTGAATTCTTAGATAGCACTGAAAAAGACAACTACGATATTGCGTCAATATCTGATAAAGAAGTAATGATGAATAAATGGAGAGATCTGTGTAAACAAATACATAACGGAGAATCGATTACAGCAGAAATCGATAATGCCGATGTCATAAGATTATATCAGTCTACATTTCCTAATATTGCCGGTGTATACAAATGGTTCCGCCATGACCATATTAAAGAAAAAGAACGTAATGCGCCTGACAACGATTTGCACCCTATGCCAAGTGAAGCACTGATGTTTCTAGATTGGGTATGGCCCAACAATACCCTCAGCAGATCTGCTAGAGAATATGCTACTAGTTGGAAGTATTCAGAGATACCAATGACGAGGCCGACTATAACTAGACTATAGTTAATAATTTTTTAAATGGCCGATGCCAATGCGATTACGAAATTCTTCTGCAAAGGTGCCGTCTACCCTAATGCTAAATGATTGAACATTTGATCGCCCGCCATTATGCCAATCTTGATCATTGAAGAACAAAGCGTGTGACGTGGTTTCAACTTTAGTATCGGTTTCAGGATCCCATATATAAAATGGCTTGCTTATTTTAGTACGCAAGTGTATGAACTCGTGCCGATGATCAAAGTATGTAGTTTCATTGGGATAGATTAAATCTCTGTGAAGGGCTGTTAAGCCATCGTGTTCTGCTTTAAAAATTATAATACGACCCAGATGAGTGAACACACTGGGTACTAGGTTTTCAAGCCATTGTTTTAATTCAGGAAAGTATTTTGTATCCGCAGTCCAGGCCTTTTCTTCAAATCTAGTTTCCCAGCCGCCTGCCTCGGTTTTAAGGAATATAAATTGATAAGGATCATATGCACCCAACACTAGTTTTAAATACAGTACAAACTGATCTCTGTTTTTCCACTCTCCAATTTCCCTGCCTATTATTCTAATCTCGTGATCTTCTGGCAGTGCAAAGTATTCATCCACTGCTTGAAATGTTGGTTTGATTGTTAATTCGTATGCATTATCAAATCCACCAGGACGAACAATGTTACCTTCTTTTTTATTTTCAGACAAGACTATACCCTTACATATTCGGTAATGAAGTTTTTTCAAACCTTCGACGTCCAGAAATGGATCAAGGTTGATGTACGGTTGAGAATTTATTCCTTTGATCATAAAAACCTTGCTAAGTATATGTTTAATTATCACTTTAACTATGACAGATATATCAAATTGGAATTATTATTACAACTGGGAAGTTGACCAAAACGTAAGGGCTAACCTTGTTTATACCGCTCTGGTGAGTCCCGATAACAAAACCTTCTGTATGGACTTTAATAGACAACTTGGTTATCACCGTTTTCCTGAAGAAAATGCCCTATGGACTGAAGAACTGTTAACTCAACGATTTGAGAACGAATTGAAATTTCATGCTCTAGCAAGTAATCACATGCCAACATTAAAGATTGAAGATATAGACATAATTAATCGTCGTATTTTCCTAGAATGGACTGGCAATGATTTCCTAATGCAACGAATAGAAAACAACAATATCTTACCCAACTGGCAGGAACAGTGGTTAACTCTGTTAACAGCCATGTGGGATAATAACATTGCTAAGATTAGTATCCATCCAAATAGTTGGACAGTTAAGGACAGACAATTTATTCCACTCAATTGGTTCTTTTGCTATCCGCTAGATGGCGAGAAAATTAAAATAAGCAGCATCATGATGCAAATAAGCGCACAGCGCAAAGACAAGTTAGCTAGTGCATTAGCTAAGTTAGGATTTGATTTAGATACGTCTTATACAATTAAAGAAATACAAACTGTAGCACTCAATAGTTTTAGAGCAAATTATCCAGCTGAGCTGATAGATAAGGCGTTGAATGTTTTACAAAAATATTAAAGAATTGCAGATAGAAAATACATCTATCTGCAATGCGGCATGTCCTATGTGTTTGCGAGAAAATACACCGGACGATAAAAGTTGGTTTGAAGAAACATACCTACCTACCACATTCTTTAAAGAACGCATACCAGACTATGTTATGCAACAAGTTGAGCGTGTGTTGTTTAATGGAGTACTTGGTGACTCTGCAGCTGCTCCAAATTTTATAGATGTATGTGACACTGTGCTAGCACGAGCACCACAATGTTATATTACAGTTTCAACCAATGGCGGACTACGCAATGAAACATTCTGGATCAAACTTGCTGAATCGTTAACTGATAACGGCCGCGTGATATTTGCTATTGACGGATTGGCAGACACCAATCATGTGTACCGCGTGAATGTGGCATGGGACAAAGTAATGAAAAATGCCAAGGCATTTATAGATGCTGGCGGGCATGCTGAATGGCAATTTATTACATTCCAACACAATGAGCATCAGGTCGAGGAAGCAAGAAACCTGGCACACAGCATGGGGTTTAAAAGTTTCTTTGTCAAGCCATCGCACAGATTCACACTGTTTGAAATGACAGCACAAAATAAAATTGTGAGGCCGCCATCCCAAGTTATAAAATTAGTACCCAGGGTAACCCTGGATCAATGGCATGACCAAAGTAATCATAGTAAAATCAGTTGCTATGCCAAACACAACAGCACAGTGTACATAGAGTACACTGGCAAGCTGTTTCCTTGTTGCCCGTTATCATCTAGAAACATGTACAGTAGAACTATTAATTTTAAAGACGGTTGGAAAACGTTGTGGGCCGAACACGGTGACAGAAAAATAAATCTCAACCACTACAATTGGGACAGTATTGTTCAAGGTACTTTTTTTCAAGGTGTTCAAGATAGTTGGAACAAAGACTATGCCAACGGCAGACTTGCTGCATGTGCAGGAGTTTGTTCTGATAGTGAAATAAAATTTAACGATAAAAATGGCCGCAATCAATCTACCCAATAATAATTTAACGTTTGTACATATTCCCAAAAGTGCAGGGTCGAGTGTAGTAGAATGGTTAAGCAGGAATTTTGAGTATGAACGAATAAGCGGCCATCCCAACTTGTCGATGATTAAAAAGTCTTGGAATGTTAGCCGCTCTTTTGCAATTGTTCGTAACCCTTGGGCAAGAATGGTGAGTTCATATTTTTATCTTCAACAATATAAGTTTTATTGGGAAAATAATAATATTAAATCAATAGATGATTTCCCCACTTGGGATCAGTTTGTCGGCAAACTTGACTATGATACACAGAGCTGGAACTCGTTATCTACTAACCAGTGTAAATGGATTGAGCCAGGCGTTGACTTTTTGTTTAAAGCTGAAAGTCTTACAGAAGAGTTTAAAGTGATACAAAATTTACTAAATTGTGCAAAACCGTTGCCTTATATCAACACCTCAACACACAACGATTATAAAACATACTATACCACTGATCAGAAAAATAAAATAGCAAACATCTTTAAAGAAGACATCGAGCTATATAATTACACATTTTAATGTTAACTACCTATTACCATAAAACGTGTGTATAAGGGCAATTCTAGTTTGCCTGCCCAAATGACGTTGATGCCACATTGCTGTTTAAAATGTTCCAAACTGTCTGCAGTGCGAACGTGTTCGGGTATAATGTAATTGTTGCTTTGCAACACAAGCAAACTATTGTGTGGCATTCCTAATTTCCATAAATCAAATTGATCTTGCGAAATATGTTCACAACTTGTGTTAATAACTACATCTGCATCGCTTCTTATATCACACATGTCAGCAGAAACAGCACGGAATCTGCCTGCAATCTCTTCTTTTTTATTCATCATTGTGGCAATAGACTCACAGGTAGAATCAATATCGACACTTCGTATATGCTTATAACTGGGACCTATCTCTGACTGGAACATAAGACTAGCTAATACGCCTACCCATCCACCGTGAATATCTACTGTAACAAAATCGTCAATGTAAGGTGTTAGATTTCTAATCAACCATTCTTTACTCTTTAATTGTCCACTCCAAAATGCATCCATGGTCCGAAGCGGATCTGGACTTTGCCTGATAGCCTGCATCCAGAAATGTAAGTGTTCGGTATCAATTAACAAACTGTGCTCCTAACTTATCAAACGATCCGCATTGCTTTGTACACTCTGTTGCAATTGTAGATCCCCATGTTTGTTGAATATCTTCAAAGTAGTGACTATTAAATATGTCTTCTAACGATTGTGTGTTGAGGTTAGGTATTGTGCCTACAAAATTCATATGAGAGATTCTATTATCTTGACTATGCAGTATCCAACTAAAATCTAACCAGCAGCACGGACTGATATCACCGTTGGCACCAATATATATTTGTTTACTCATTAACGCCTTGCAAGCAATAACGGGTGCAAGGTTTTTAATATTTTCTTGTACTTTAACAACCATTTCTTTACTTTTAGTAGTCGGTTGTAGTACATGTGTAGTTTTACCATTTTCGTCTAATGCATGAAAGACGTTGCCTACAAATCGACTGGTATGTTTGATCTGAAACTTATCAAATTTAAGAGCTTCTGCTATTTCTTTGCAATCTTGTACTTGATGTTCGTTATGTTTAAAAATTAACATATGCCATTCTGCTGTGCCGCCTGCACCTATAAAGGCTTTTGCATTTTCAATTATCTTGTTAAAATCTGTGCCTATGCGATACAATGAATGTGTGTCAGCAAGCCCATCGAGACCAAACACAACCCTAACATCGACCTTGGCCAACTCACTCCACCATTCTGTGCTTCTAGCACTTCCGTTGGTATGCATACTTAATTTAATATTAGGATTTGTTTGTCTAAGATATTGTGCTATTTCTAAACAATCTCCAGCAATAATAGGGTCTCCTAAATTGCCACACATAAACAAACTATTCAGTTGACATATAAAATCCACACTGAACCATTTTTTAAATGTTTGCAAATCTATCTCGTTTAATGTAATTAACGGATTTAACATACCTCCATTAATTCGTCGAGGGCACATAGGGCAACGTGCTTGACACTTGCTGGTTAATTCAATGTGTACATCTCTGATTTGATTTAGTTTATACATTTAGGTATTTTGCTGTCAGCACTGCTGACACAACTTGTTGTAATACATTTTGTTGGAGATGTGAATAAATTAAACTTTTCTAAAGTACCCAATGGCTCATCGTGGCAACTGTAGCTTCGTTTAACTTGGTTACCTCTGATTATTACACTTTGATAACCGCTATTACAATTCCAATCTTTAAATTTGTTAAAACCAAATGCATTAAATCGTTCAGCTTGATCAAACAAGTATTCTGTATTATTTACATCATACAAGGCTATCTGATAAGTTTCTTCACCACCAACTTGTTGAGGAAAGCCAGTTTGCATAATACCAATCATTTCATCCGTGTATCCATCTACTACTCTACTGGCTGTGGGATCGCTCTGTGGCTTAAGAGTCACATTAATTCCACGTGTTGAAAATCTTTCTAGTCTGGCATATAAATCGTAAAACTTTTCAGGCACCATGACTTGATTTATAGTAACATGAACACCATCATACATTAGTTGTAAAATCTTATCACCAAACTCCTGTTCCTTGGCAAACTCGTCGTGGAAGCTGGCTGTTATACTTCTACGTTGTAACATTGATGTATTGGATGCCCAACGTTTCCACCAAGCTAAACTAGGACTTAAATTAGTGGTCATATGAACAGTTTGGTAAGGAGTTTGAACACCGTCATCCAAATGTGCTGTCAACTCTAATAAATGCTTGTAAGCAGTTGGTTCACCGCCACTGAAGCTCCAATGAAACTGGTTGAACCCATTGGCTCGTGCTTGGCGTTTGATCTCGTCCACAGTGGATTTATATACTTCAAGCGGCTGGTGATCAAGGGTATCGGACCTAGCATAGGGCCAACAGTAACTGCATTTGTAATTACAAAATCTGCCCAAAATCCAACTGGTGGAAAATAATGGATTGGCAAGCATGGTACGTTGTCCAAATCGAACAATTTTTTCAAATGGAATGGTAGAATGGCTCATTGACAGTATTTACAAATAAGTATATAATACAATGGTAGACGTGAGTGGAACTTGGTATACCTCCTCCCTTCGGGGAGGGACTGGGCCTTGCCCTTAGTGGTGGCTTTGTAGGTTCGAATCCTACCGTCTACACCATTTTAACACACAGACAAAGGCACATATGAAAAAGGCTATAATTGCATTGGGAATGTTAGTTTCAGTTAATACATTTGCGTACTATGAAGACCCACACGAACAATTTGATATGACTCGAAATAAATCAAATCAAATTAAAATTTCTTTTATTCAAACACGAGATGTTCAAGGTGTGTGCAGTGCAGAATCTGTTAAGCGCGGCAAAGGTGCATTTGGCTACAGTATTGAAGCGTGTAGTTTTTGGAATGGCAGCTTTACTGAATGTACTATTGTTACAGCACCTAGGGCCAACTTTCATACACTGGGACATGAATTGCGTCATTGCTTACAAGGTAATTTTCACAAAAAATGACCAAAATAAATTCAAG